GACGGATACACCGTATACAGCCGGTCATGGGCCGAAGGCGAGGGTCGGATCAGCATCAACGACGAAATCAAGAACGGCGGGAAGCTCCTCATCCGAACAATAGTGGGATTGGGATCTGCGGCCGACGCTCAAGCGACATATACATGGCTTGGCACTGAAGAGCGTGAACAAGACGGCTATACGATCTTCACCGACCGATTCGTCAAGGGGGTGGGGCGAATTTCCATCGATACTCAAACTCGCGAGCAGGGGGGGATCTCTCTCGTAACCGTCCGATATCTCGGAACGGACGACGGTAGCCTACCCGCTGGCGACCTGATCAAAACCGACACCGAGGAGCGGGACGGCTACGCGATCACCACCAAGGTCTACATCGACGCAGCCACCGGCACTGTTCAGCAAAGCGACGAGACTCGCAATGGCGGCAAGCTGCTCATCCGGCACATCAAGTCGTATGTCGGCATTCCTGCCACGCCATCTGGCTACACTCCCACCGAAACCCAATCAGTAGACCGCGACGGTTACATCGAATACAACTACACCTTTACCAAAGGCACCGGCCAGATCGACCAGGAGGACGACACCCTACGTGGTGGAAACGTTCTCGTTCGCCGGATCCGCCATTTGGTCGCGCCAGCCGCCGTAAACCCAATTGCGACTCCTTCCCTCTACACCAAAATCAAAGAGGGCTACGACGACCGCGACGGATACCGCATCTGGACCAGTCACTTCGTCAAAGGTAGCGGTCTCATTTCAACCCGAACGAGGCAAGGTCCGGTTGAGGGAACAACTGTCATGACGAATGTCGCACTTGGAACCGCAAGCGTCCCTACAGGAGCCCTTATTGAAAGTGAAGATTCCGAAGAGGATGGATATGTCGTCTACACCCGATCCGCCGTCCAAGGAACGATCACCGGGACGAAATACACCTATAAAGATCCGGTGAGCGTTACGGTTCCCGGCATCGTTACGCCGGGAACTCAAGCCGTGCCATCGGGAACGATCGCCGTCGCAGCTGTTCAGCCTCCTCGAACCAAGGAAGTCATGGCGACAGTTACCGTGGAGATCGTCACAACGCCCCCAGTCACCGGGACACCGGCCTACGACATCGGCGGCATCTCGTGTTCAGTATCCTTCATCAAAACCGATGAAATATACGTGGGAACCCAAGTGATCGGCGCGGGAACCCCCACCACGATATCCACCGACATCTACCGAAAGATTTCATCGCTTCGACAAGCCGAATATCGCGGTTGCTACCTTTCTGGCACGACCGCCACCGGCACCCAGACTTACGACACCGTAAACTCCGAGTCCGACACCTACACCAATACCATAACCACGAAGGCAATCGGGACCGGCTCAACCTCCGACACCAGTGCGACAAGTGGTATCCTACGACGAAATGCCCGCCCCGCATTCACCGCGCTCGACGGCACCACATACTACGAAGTTGCAACCTGGTCGATCTAATGAATACCGACGACCCATTCTACAAATATGCCCCCCGCGGTCAGCCTGACGTAAACCACGCGTCTGGACAGGATCCCACCGAGAAGGAAATCTATCCCCATCTCGCCTATCCAGGCTCCTCGCCGGCTGCACCCTCTGTAAACACGGCTAGAATTTATGACAGCGCTGTCACGGTTGCCGGAACTCTACCCACCTCAACCGAACTGGCAACGGCAGTGGCCGCAACATATGACGAGGACGACCTTCCGCAGTCTGGAGACATAGTCCAACTAACGGTAAGCACCGTCGTTAAATTCCGTGCCCAAATTTCAACCGACGACACCGGCACAGGAACCGTTTTTAACTTCAGTTTCATCGTCGACGATATAACCTACTACGCGATGCTCACCCAAGTAGGCCTCTATTAAATGGCACGCAGTTGGACTCACTTCACCAGCTATCTCAGCGCCGGCGACATCTTGTCAGCCGCCATGCGGAACGAGTTAATCGACCAAATCTTCGCAATCGCCGGCGACGTCGATGCTGACGAATGGGTCTCGACTTATTCGAGCTCGGCGAACGACGTAATCCGAAACTCACCAATCGCCACCGATGTTTTCATCACGAGCACGTCGCCGCTAGAATTTTCGTCGATGTCTTACGAAATTTTCTTTTTGGCGGGATTTTACGAGCACCCCGATTATTCCGTCGATGGGTCGATTTGGTTTTTCGATAACTCAACTGATTACTACGATTTTACCGACCACGGCGACGGCGACGGCGGCGGCGGCTACGAATATCATATCTATGCCGAAGCAAGTGACGACCTTTCGATCAATCGCTCGGACGCCGAGAATATTATGGAGGATGTTGGCTACGTTGAAGAGGGAGGCCAGCGAATGAATGATTTCCGGTATTGGAATTTGTTGAGGTATGCGATTACCCAACTAGACACCCCGCTTGATTTCTAGTCGCGAAGGCGAAGCAAAGGCCCGGAAACCGCCTTGCAACCCCGCCGCAAAGCCCCTAGCCCTGCCGCTTCGCCATCGCATGGTCCGTCGTTACGATCTTGCGCGTGTAGGTCCGGTATTCGGTCGCCATTCGCCGCATAATTTCGCGTTGCTCAGGAGTCAGGGAATCGTCCTCCAGCACCGCCGTCTCCAGTTCCTTCTGCCGCTCGCGCAACCGATCCGAGAAGTAACCCGTAAACGCATCGCACTCCGTCAGCTTCGTGATTTCCCGCAACCGTCTGTCTTTCCGATCGTTCAGTTCATCAACGTCCATTATTTGTTGACTCTTAGGACACCCCGATTTTAGGTCAACTTATTTGATGCAGGGTAGATCAGTGGTAGATCACTGGACTCATAACCCAGAAGTCGTCGGTTCGATTCCGTCCCCTGCTTCCAATTTATGCACTCGTAGCTCAAATGGTAGAGCGACGTTTTTGTATATCGTAGGTTGCGGGTTCGATTCCTGCCGGGTGCTCCAGTTTAGGAAGGTGAAGCAGTGGGGTAGGCCCGCGACTGGCTTTGAAACCCAGGTCTCGTTTAATCGGGTGGGGTTCGACTCCTCCTCCTTCCGCCAGTCTCCACTACAATCCAGAACCCCACAGATTATGAAAGATCGCAGCATAAAAGACCAAAAAACGCAGCCGGTTAACATCAACCCAGCGCCAGGAGACTCAATGGTGCCAGGCCATGCCTACACCGCCCTCAAGCAATGCTACGCCCGAGTGATCGCATCGCTCAAAATCAAACCCGAGCGCAAGTCCCTCGCCCAACTCACCGACGAAGCCGAGCACATCAGCAAAGCGGCATTTACGCTGTGCGACAGCACTGCCTCCACAATGGCCTACGTCGACGGCGCCATCGATGCCCTCAACTACGGCAAACCCGAGGACATCAAGCGCGCCAAATCTATGCTCGAAAGAGCCCGCCGAGACCTCGTTCTAAGCATGGAATCAGCTAACCACCTGCCGAAGGCTGATAAGATGAGTCCAACTGAGACGGAGCCGCCGAAGGCTTCGGACGAGTCACCATCTCCCTCTTAGGCTGCGGCCCCTTCCCACTGTTGATCGCCTGCTCGGGCGGCAACGGTGGCAAAGGCACAATCAGCTCGTCCACATTGATCTTCTGGTCGAGCGCCTTGATCATACCGCGGTAGTATTCGGCCACGTGCACCTGGACCAACGGATCCAGCATGTAAAACCGTTCAATGATTTCAGCAACCTGCGACATCTGCTGAAATTTCTGCTCTCCCTTGTAGCGCGTCATGAACATGGTCACATTCATATTCACATCGCTCACGTCAGCCGGGTCGATCGTCGCAGTAATCTGCTCTCGCCCCTCAAAGTAGCTGAATACCTCTGGCTTGTTCAGGTTAGCCAGAAGCACTAGAATCTCACTCTTGAGCACATCGGTAAGACCCGGCTCCAGGTCCGAAAGGAACGGCGCAAACAACTCCTCGCCGGCCTTCTCAATATTGCGGATCCCGGTCGCCAACTTCGCGGTATCCATGCCCAGAGCTGCCCCATCATTCGCATTCGTCACGCCCGACTCGTTCATCCCCATCTGCATGAAAAACTCGAGCATATCCTTGAGCGCCTCAAATTTTACGTCGTTCAGGTAAACAGACTGTAACACTTTGGTCACATCAACTCCCGGCACTGTCGTGTAGGACTGCCCCCAATTCAGGCAAAGGTTCGGATCGTCGCGCCCCTCTAGCACCTTCGAAGGATCCCAGAAATCAACTCGCCCTGCCTTCGATTGGCTCAGGTTCCACCGGTTCACCAGCAGATCCACGATCGTCTGGGTAGAGTCAAACATCTCCATGACGCCCTGCCCATACCAACGGTCGTCCACCTCGTTAACTCGCACCACCGCCACCGGCCGCAAGCCATCTGGTGACATATTCGCCACGTAATTATAATGCACAGGGAGCCGGTTCTTGCGATCAAGCAGCAGAACGATGTTCTCAAGTATGCCGTCCCCATTGGCATCATACCAAAGCATCACCTCGGCCATCTCCACGATAGGCTGACCGCCGCCGGAATATTCAGCATCGTCCTCCTCCTCCTCCTCGTCCCGATTACGAGCAGACCCACTCTTCGGCTCTGAGTTGTTATCGAGCATCGTCCGCATGGCGTCTACCGTGCGCTTCATCTGCTCGAAACGTTGGGTATCCGTGCCGCGGAATACCCCATGCTTTGCGTAAGTATCGACCAGATCCATGACTCTGCGGTCATACAAATGCGCGATGCAGTCCGCCTGCTGGAGATCAAAAGCATCGAGGGGAGCCAAGAAATCCTTGTAGTAGATTGGGAGCGATTCTGGACCCTCAAATATCACATGCCGCTTAGTTATTTTCTGATCGGTGTAAACCGGCGCCTCCGGTTCTTGCGTCACCCCATCACTACCCAACACCCGGAGCCCCGGAGTTTCCGTGTCGATCCAGTCCGCACGCTCCAAGATCATCTCCCCGTTAGCATCCAGGATAGCCTCACCCTCCGCGCCCACTAGAGCCTTGACCATCGTCTCATAGATTTGATCACGCGTCTGATAAGTGGTTTTGACCACGCACTCACCGAGTAGCATGGCACGCTTGACGATCCGCTCCTTGCCCCGTTTTGAACCTATCAGGTTCAGTTTCCACTTGGCATAACGATCGATCTGATCCGCCAACTCCCCATCCTCCATCCCCTCCGGCGTAGCATTAAACCAAGGATCGGTGGCAAAGAAATAGTTCTGAGCTCGAGCAATCATCTGACGGCAGATCCGGCGCGAGATCGGAACAACCAAGTTCGACTCCTCAAAGATATTCGGCGACGGCAATGAATACGGTCGCCAGTCCACCCGGTTCTCAAACAGTGCCTCAAAACGTGAACGTCGACCCATCCAGCTCTCGGCCGCGCCTTCTATTGAATTGGAGGAAACGCCCTCCCCCTTCCACCACTCGTCCTCAATGACGTCCGTGCGGCCCATCGCCTTTTCCATATCGTCGAGCCGGGTCATCGCATGATCCACCAGCGCAAGCTCCTGATCATAGGTGAGCTGAAGCACGGACGGGAAAGCAACGCGTGGCGTAAGTTGTCCAGTTGTGCTATCAACATGCGGGGGAGCCTCCACCCCGCTGATGCGATCCTGTAAAACTTCGAGTTGTCCGTGTTCTGCCATGATTTGTTCTCTCCCGTTAAACGTTGATTTTCAATCAATTTTGATCAGCAAAGCGATCCGCGCTAGTTCCAAAAAACATATCCCGGCGCACATTGGCTCGAGCTAAGGTAAATGCCCTACGAATTTTCTCCACATCCTGGGAGGTAGGACGGCTGACATTAAGCGAGACAGATTGCAGCAAACGAGCCGCCATCTTCCCTGAGCGTCGGCTATATTCCTCCAGCACCTTGCCGGACAAAGTGCGACGCTCCCCATTCACCGTGATAGATTTCTGCAGGTTGGATGGTGCCCACGACTGCGGAGCGTCCGCCGTTTGCCGATAATTCAGCAAAAGCTGATCCACTCGATTCAACTCGGGGATTTTGCCCACCTCGATCGGCACCAGCATGCGCCATAACGACCCTCCTCGACGTTCAACCTCCTCGCCATACGGGTCGATTTTTGGAGACCCGGCCGGCCCATAGACATTCTGGACCACCTCGGCAAATAGTCCATGCTCCCGCTCGCGATAGACACCATCAAGCTGTCGAACTGGTTGACGAAAAAGGTTTGGTATCAGCGTCGATAACTGGGACGCAACAAAGCTCGTAAACCGAGACTCTCCTGACATGGCGCCTGCAAGGTCCGACCAACCCCGCAGAAAAGTCTTGGAATCCACCGAGTCACCCAAAGCAGACATGAACGCCCCAAACGACTCAAACCCAGACTCACCTGACTTCAAACGAGAGAGCATATCCACCCCAAGCCCCAGCATCGTCGCTAAAGGCTCAATCCGCGAATAACTGACCTGTGCGCCACCAAATCGAATGGCGTAAGGTGCCAGACCCACTCGTCGGTCGAGATTGCGCTGGGAAATCCGATCGCTCGGCAAAGACCCAGTGATCAAAAACTGCTTGTCCTCATCGTCGTCGTCTCCGGCTGCAGCCCCATAAAGTAAACCGGCCATCGACCAAGCAAGCACCTGCTCTACCGTGTGCTTGATCAGCAGAGGAGTCGGGTAGCTGACCGCCACTGGTCGCCCATCCTTGATGCGGTAAAGCCCAGCACTGCCTATCCTAGCAGCGAAAGCCACCGCGCCAACCGGCGACTGACGGATACCCTGCTGGAAGATGTTCCACGGCGTCCGAATAAACGGCATCACAAACCGCAAAGGCTTGATCCCACCCGGAACCTCCAACTCCCGCGCCTTCGACAGGTAGGTCATCCATTTACCCATCCGCGTCCCATCATGATCATCCTGAAAGGTCAACTCGTTCGCAAGCAGCAGCGCCTTACGCCAAGACTCCGACCCCGGCGTATCAATCTCCGCCTCAATAAACGAAACCAATGCCGCCCCCTTCTTTTTTGATGACTTACCCAAGCGGTATGCTTCCGCAGCCACGTGCGTCCGAGCGATCGCCGCCTTAAAGAACGCATCCGTCGCCATCAACAGCCGGCCAGGAAGACGCACAACCCGACCAGTCTTGCCCGGAATCGCCGCCTTGATCCCGCCTGCCTTATCGAAAACAGGGTTAATCTCAAGCTGACTATTCAGAATCGAACTGGTGTAAATATTCTGCTCGGTTGCCCACGTATTCACCGCAGCAGCCCATGCCCCGGCTAACGACTTATTCATCCCCTTGAGCATCCACTTAAACTCGCCGAGCTGTGGCGCCGTTGGATCCTTGACTGCCGCGTTAAGAATCGCCTCGCCCATGCGCTTCACCCCCATGTCCCAAACCGTGTTAAACGAGTTACCGACGAAATTTGCACCCTGCGTCAAAGGACCGGACAAAATCGAATTGATCCAAAACTCAAACAGCATATCGAACGCGCCGCTGTCAGCTATCTGAATCGTTCTCGCGACCTGGGCCACCTGTGCCGGATCCGAAATATCGAACACCGGTGGAGCCATATCAGCATCCTCACCGAGCCCGAGCTGCGTGTTTCCAAAGTCGTCGGGACGTTGCCCATCAGCACCAGCAGGAAACTCGACGCTCCCCGGCTTTGCGTTGGCCGGAAACGGTGTCGCTTTGCGTTTAGGCTTTGCATTGCTTCTGCGCCGACGCTTTGCCTGCGCCTTTTCGGTCCGAATCACTGCCTCCTTGTTCTCGATCAGCCCCATCCGTGAGAGCATCAAATCGATTCTCTTCTGGCGCTCCGCTGCCGATAGCCCCCCAGACGTGCCAGATTTCAGGTCAGCCCGAGCAGAACCCAGCGTCGCAGCATCGAGCTTGTCCGGATCCAAAGCAGCGTCGCCGAGCGTTTCCAATCTTGCACGAGTAGCCGCAATAATCTCAGAGCGAACCTTGACCACCGCAGATACATTCTGATCCGTGCGACGGGCGACATCGGAATCCGACCAACCCCGTCGAATCAGGCCGACAACCCGTTTCTTTTTCGCATCGTAGCCGGCCTTGTTCATCGCCGAATCAACCAACTTGTTTCCACGCAGCTTCAAATACGCCTCACCATTGAAAATGTGATCGAGCGTGATACCCATCTTACGGAACGCCGCCTCAACCTTAGCCATGCGACCATCAACCGCCTTCTTAGCGATCTCCTGCTGGCTGGAACGTTGCATCGCTTCACCCAACTTCAGCCGCATATTGGCCAAGGTCTTATCCTGCCCAGGAGTGCCCGGTGCACCAACCACGGTCCCGAGCTTCGCAGCCTCCAGATCCGCAATCTTGTTGCGCAGACGATCGACCTCTCGCGCTTTGGCGGACGCCGACCACGAGTCAGAAAGGTTTTTGCGAACCGATGCCTTCGGTAGAAACAGCGACGACGCGATGAACTCCGAAAACCGTTCCTCGGGAGTTTTGTGGGGATCACGACGAGCAGCCAATGCTCGCCCCTGTTCGGTTCCAGTCACCCGATACGCGAGCACCACCGCCTGCGCGTCCTTCATCTTCTGGGCATCGCCACTCGATACAGCGTCCTGAACCAAGTCGTTGACGATCATCTGAGCCGCACGAGTCTGCACCGGATCATCGAACCCACGGCCATCGTTGGCGCGATCGATCAACTCCCTAACGTAGCCCACCCGGTCCTTGTCTAGCCGCTCCTGTGCCGCTTTGTCCCACATTTCGACCGTTTCACGCTCACGTCCAGGTTTCATGGCCTCGTCAACTGCGTCGACTACGCTACGAGATTCAGAATCCTCCGCAGGATTTGCCAAGTCAGGACGTCCCTGGATTTTGCGGCCATTCTGCTCAAAGTTCTGATTTGCGACAATCTCCTTAACCGAGGAGGGAACCCGCCGACGTAACGCCGCAAGCCCCTCCGTTACCGCCGCCTGATCGTCCACCGATTCACGCGAGGAATTAGTCTCTACTCGCTCACTACCGGATCGCTTTGTTTTAGACTCAGGTGCGTCTTGTCGTGGCGTTTCCGAAGATCGATCGGCCACTGGCTGGGCGGTTTGCTGTTTAGGATTTCGTTCTCCCCGTCGCTCAGCGGCAGGTTCTTCTCCTGAAACGCGCCCTTCGTCACTGACCGGTTCGACTTCCGCCACGCTTCGTCCCTCGACTTCTTGTCGGGTTTTGCCTTCGAGATCATAGAGTTGTCCTGATTGCGGATCATAATTGAAAGCCACCAGCTCGAGTGCTCCCGATCCTCTGGTTTCCTTTAGAACCGTGAACCCAAGCCGGCGCAGTTGCAAGACGGTTCCTCCGTCCCAGTTATTTGTGATGAGCAGCTTGGCTCCCTTCTTCCAGGCGTCGAATACCGGACCATTGATGAGACCTTGAAACGCCTCTCGACTAGTCTGAGCCTCCAACGGAGTGGCGTAGTTGCTGGAATCCCCAGAATAGCCCGGATCCAGCATGAAAAACGTATCAGGACCGGCCCGATCGGCCAGCTTCTCGTATCCGTCTCCTTGCTCCACCTGGGTCTCGGCCATGTTCTGCGAGTATTGCCGTAACAGATTCGCGTAGGTTTCGCCCTTCCGGTATTGGGCCCGAACTCCACGCTTCGTGATTAATGGTTTCAGCGAACCATCCTTCTTTGCAAACTCCAGCTCTACCGGTTTACCCAAATCCGTGATGTTCTGAAGCGCCAGATACAGGCCGGCCACCTCCGCCGTTTGGGGCATAGCAATCGGCGCAGTCTTGACCAGTTGCGAAGCATTCTCCGGCAAAAGCGGTATGAGCACTTCTCGAGCAGCAGCATCAATCTTGCGAACCAACTCCTGCAGGCGTTCGTTCTCTGGACGACCATCAGCAGACGTCTCAGCGTCCAATTGGTCAAATACATCCACCCACCGCTCCTGAGCCTTGATCACCCCCTCCACGTCGCTCTTAATTGCGGCAAAGGTCGCAGCACGTAGCCCATTCCACTCGTTGTGGACCTTGGCAACCCCGCGATACCCTAACCGATTGAGCACATTGCCGTAGAACCCGGCACCAGCCATCATGTCACCTACCAGATTCACCCCCTCGGCACCCGATAGGATCACCCCTGCCAGCTTCCCGCTGATCGCCGACTTGTTGCCCAAAAACGGGAAAAGTAGGGTATTTTTTAGCTTGGCCTTTTGCACCGGAGTCACCTCGGGAACCACAACATTGTCGCCCTTACCCTCCATTTCGTCTTTATCAAAAAGTTCCGACCGCCCACTCTTCAGCTTCTCGGGCCGAATGTAGATTACTGGATCGATAAACTGAATCTTGCCGAAATTATCGATCACCACGTTCTCGTCGTGCAGATCCTCGACCAAAACCTCACCGCGTCGGTAATTGTCGGCATTAATCCGACGGAACCCCTCAAGCTCCATAGCCTCCTCGGTCTCTGCTCGGGTCGCCCCACGACGAACGATGACATACGCCTGCGAAAGCACTGGGGCAATCAAGCCCTCCGAGGTTTCGGTGAACCCCAATAGCCTCGGCCCTGTCTCCTCGAAAAGCAGATTGTGAATCTGAACCCGATCAAAGAATTCGTCATAGCCCAGATGAAAAGGCAGCACCGTCGCGCCACCAAAACTATCATCGACAAAGTTGCGCTTAGTTACGGTCAGGCCATCCGTCCCCATAATGACTTGATGCTCCTCCCCGCCTACCTCCCCGCCTTCTTTCCACTGCTTCTCGAACTGGTCCGAATCAATCATCGCACCATTCTCCTGCGCCCACTTTCGGAGCGCATCAGACTGGCGGTTTTTTACTTTTTGGGTTTCGCTGGGCGTTTGCCGGCCAGCATCTCGGACTGCCGAAGTAGATCCGCTGGCAACGCGGGACGCTTCTGCAGCAACTTCTGCTGAAGATCCATCGAACGGATCGCCAAACGACTGCGTTCTTTTCCGGCCTTTGTCTTTTGAAACGACATCTTCATCCGTAGACTTTACACCACGCGTCAAGTCTGTGCCCGCAGCCACGCGTAACTGCTCGGCTTCAATTTGCTGACCCAAAGGATTCCTCGGAACAGATCGACCGCTGAACAGTAAATCCGGGTCCGGCGTGCCCAGACTCAGCGCATATCCAAATGCCTCCTCCCGCTTCGGAAAGTGAACGTGATTGACCGCCCGCATCGACGAACCGACCTTTTTATCGTCACTCCCCTCAAAGAGAATCCAGGTCACCCGCCAAGGATGCTCGCCCTCCCTCGAATTACGAGAAGTAAACAGAGCATTATTAGGGCGTCCACCAGCCTGAAATGCCACCACATCAGGGACTTCCTTTGCCCACTGCAAAACCTGCCGCTCCCAAGCCGCACGGTCACTGAGTCTAAGCAAATCATCTGGCACTGGGGGATACGATGCCTTGCCCGATCGAAGGATATCCGCGCTTACTCCGCGACCATCTAGGATCTTGCGGAGCTGCTTCATCGCGATCTGCAAATTGTAGTGCGCCGATTGAACGCTATTAAGGCCCAATGCCTCCTGCACATCACTCAACTGTCCGTCCTTCATGTAGACCCGCAGCGCAGTCGCTCGCTTGTAGTCCATAATCGCCAACGCTTCGTTGACAATCTGCGCAGCCGTCGTTTGACGTTCCTGCTCCCCCACCTCGGTCGCCACATCCGAACCACTCTCCAGCGTGTCTAGGATTGTGCCGCCACCGCCATCGTTTGAGTCATCAGAAGAAAAGCTCTCGCCGGACGCACCTCCAGCGCCAGCATCCGTCGAGACCTCAAGAGACACTCGTTTGACGTTCGTAGCAAACATCGTGCTAAGGCGCCGCCGCATCAGGTTGCCGGCAAACTGCCAAAAGGAACGAGCAGTCCCCTCCTTACCCACTCCATAGTCGGCAAACTTCTTATTGCCCTCTTTTTGAGTGAAAGCAGAAACACCGCTCGCAGCCTCCCAGAGTAACAGACGAGCCTGCTGCATCAGATCCTCAAGTCCCACGCCCGGAGTGTTGTTGAACCGCGTCGCAGCCATGCGCTCGGCAGCAGGGCGATACTTCTCGAACAGTTGCTCCGGCGCCAGATCAACATCCGAACCAAACCTCAACTCATGCTTGCGCACCTTGTCTTGGGTAGGTACGGGAACCGCACGAACAGCACTGGCCTCTGTTTCGGGGTTCTCCTCAGTCTTGGCATCTTCGGCAACATTTTCTAATTTGTCGTTTTCAGAAGCCTTCGTCGGCGATTTGGCACGCTCGGCAATGCTCTTTGCGGCTGCGATCGCGCCGGAATGCCCTCGCATCTCCGGGATTTCCTTTGCCATCAAGCTCAGAACACCTCCCGCGGAATTCGCGACAGCAGGAGGAAGATTGTCCGCGTAGATTTTCGCCTCGTCGTTAAGACCCAACTGACCAAAAAAGTCCAAGGTATCGTCCGACCCAGAACGGCCTGATTTGATTATACTTGGATTATTTACGTCAAAATTGCCGTTGTTGCCCGTGGCGCTTTTTATCTGATTCGAGCTAAAAACGATAATCTCATACCCTCCATCTACAATGATCCCATCGTAGCCCTCGGCTTGGAACTTCGCCACATCCGCCTTAGCCAAGCGCTCCTTTGCCTTCCAATCGTTATTCTTAAAACCATCATACCGAACGTAAAACTCATGCAGTTCGAAACGTTTGGGATTTTCGACCCTCAAAAAAGCCGCGACGGTGCGCGCATCGCCCCGCTTCACCCCAGAAGACGTCTTCGCGTATTGATTAGCTACGTTCTCCCGATTTGTGAAAAACGAACCCATCACGCGGGAAGGGTGGCCGTGTATCCGCTCCATCTCTGATCGCACCGTATCAAACACCTCAAAATCCGCCCCAGTGCCATGATAAACCACAATGGGCGCACCATTCGCATCCACCACCTTCGACTTACCAAACCACCGCTTAAACGCCGGCGTTTCCGTCTGCTCAGAACGTCCGGATTTCAAAATACTCGGATCGTTCGCGTCAAACGTGCCTCGGTTTCCGATCGCTGACTTGATCTGAGTCTGATCAAAGGCGATAAAGGAATCCTCCTGATTCCCCATCAAAAACCGTCTGTGTGCAGTCTGCGCATCCTCCAAATCTTTAAACTCCTGAGTCGCCTGAACCTCATCTGGGACGTAATAAAACGGCACCTTTTTACCCATTAACTCAGCCACCTTTTCTTTAGCGTCCACCAAAGCCTTGCGAGTAACACCTGCACCGCCGGATTCGCCTTCATTTTTATAGACAACCCCGTCGTGTCCTTCGCCCTTCAGGAACCGAATCACATCTGCCTCTGTTTTCACTCCAAATGCCCGGACCGTCTTATCCCCAAACAATCGGTCCAACTGGTCCTCAAGACCCGAATCTAAGTCCCAAGATCCGTAGTCTTCTAGCCGCACAGGGTTCTTGATATTCAGATAAACAGGAAGCACGCGTGTGCCCTTTTCCCTGATTCTTCCAGAAGAGATTACGCTGTCGAGTCGGTCTGTCGCTTGACCTGCCGTCCCAAAGTGCATCCCAAACCCGTCACCCGACCTGAAGACGCTAAAGTTCTCGTCCGCCCCAGTGCCGTGATAAACAACACGCGGCGCACCATTCGCATCCACCACGCTCGACTTGCCAAACCACCGCTTAAACGCCGGCGTTTCCGTCTGCTCAGACCGGCCACTCTTCAAAACCGCACCAATACGACGGGCACTCAGGCTACGAGCCGATGCCAGAATCTCATCCGCGCCCATTTCGGTGGCCTGCTTCCAAATCTGCGCGGGAGTTGCCGGTTCAATCGCAAACATCGCCTCCTGCTTCGGGTCGCCCTGCCCGTATACGAGCGTCACGTAATTATTCAGCACTTCGGCAATCTTCCCACCCTTGCGCCGGTTCTCGACCAACCACTGAAGCATCGCCTCCTGAAGCTCAGACCGTTCGGAAATGGCCCCAAGCTCCTGCTGATTGACCAATGCATCGAGCGCTGCCTCCACGGACTGGCTGGAAGGCTTGTCCCGCAGCGTTTGAGCAATGTCCTGCACTGCTCGCGCAATGTCAGCCGAGATCCCGATCGGATGCAGCGCACCGTCTTCGATCGCGGTATTCATGGCCGCAACCTTCGGTGCCACCTTCATCATGGCGCCGATCAGACCACGAACACCGGCATCGTCCTCATTGACCAGCCGACCAAATGCAGCCGCCCCCTCCGGGGATCCAGAGTAAGCCTTGGCAAACATCGCAGCCTCGATGCGCCGATTCAGGTCCGTATCGCTTATATTCGCCGAAGTGTCCTTGATTACCGAGGAGACGAACTCCTGCCGGAATGGAAGATTGCGACCCGCCGAAATGTCAAAATCAGGGTTGTAGAACGAAATCACCTCGGGACTCAAACGGTCCGAATCCTGCCGAGCCTGCTCAACTGTGTTCGTCGCAGCGCCGGCAAACTGGTTTGAATCCTCCGAGGCTTCCCGCAAGTCCTCAACCGGCATCGATGTGATTGCAACACGGACAAGAACCGGATTCTCAACCAAGTCGACGACCTCCGCCGAAATGCCCTTACTCCGTGCCACCGCGCCCAAGTCCTCCTGGAACTTACCCGCGACATCAGACAGACTCGAATCGTCATACATCAGGCTCTTCCCATTGGCCCGACCATTGCCCATCACCGTCACCGCTTGCCCGGAAACGAACGCCACGATCGGCAGACCCTGCGCGGTCGTCCCGGCCAGCATCTCCTCGTCCATGTTCGGATTTGCGGCAATCTGGCGCTGCTGAGAAACGTAAATATCACCGGCACGATCCCGTGGCTGCAGCGCATCCGGGTAGCCGTTGCGCACGATCCCGTCAGGAGTGTGCGACGATGGAAACTGATCCGCACCAGAGAGCACGTTGACCGTCCAAAAGTTCTTTCCCTTGTGGGTCACCTTTTCGAGTCGACCAATCTGCTCGGGCGAAACCCCTAACTCGCCAGCCAAGGCTGCAACGCTTGCAACGTCCAGTGATCCATTGGCATCAGTCGTAAGTTGTGCACGCGGTCCGGTCGCACCCTCTGCGGCACCACCAAATGACTGATCGCCTGCAGCTTCGACGCTACGAGCGCCACCCTCGGTGTCCGAACTCGGGAACTCCTTGACTCCGGCCAAAACAGCCTCGATCGGCGCATCCAAACGGATAACCCGGATCGTTTCGTCTGGGGACACGTTAACCTTCGAGAGCCACTGGTGATGCCCATCGACCACATGCCCATCACTCGAAACCAGAATTGCACGGTCGCCACCCTTGAAGCCCTCGGCCTTCTTTACCTTTGCCGGCGAGAACTCCGCCTGCGTAGGTTTCAGCGAACCGGGTAGAATATTATCCTCTGCGCTTTCGATACCTCGTGCTTTCAGGAATTGAACCAACGCTCCCCGGTTCTCGGCCTTAACCTGGGGCATATCCGAGCGAGGAATCCCCAGAGTGCCACTGTCGGCAGCAAAAGCAGACCACAGCCGGTTGACCTTTTCTCCGGTCAATGCCTCGGAGTTAGAAGGTTCCGCAGCCGCCAAACCGCTGTCCTGATCCGATACCCCTAACGAATCTGGCTCTCTGTTATCCGGCGACTGCGAAGTGGTGTCGGGAGCGGCCGTAGCCGTATCTCCAGCTTCTGCTGATGTGGTATCAGATGATACTGGTGCGGTTTCCCCCGGATCGCTTGGAGTGCTTCCTGCACCTTGGTCTGGGTTTCCGTTGCCATCACGTTCTTGATACCGACCATACAGCACGCTGTCAGTCCCATTTATCTGCTCGAGCTGTGCACCGATCTCGTCGGCGATCAGCTTCATATCGCCCATGCCTTCGGAATCCCCGGTTGCAGAGTCCATGATCCACGACCGCAAGGCAGTCAGGGCATCACGAATGAACGAAATCAGTTTTTCAGAGGCACGCTCCTCCGAGAGTTGTCCGTTGATGACCAATCGGCCATCCTGCCGGACCTGCATTCGACCCTGAACGAGCATCCGCACCGCTTCATGCGCCATTGCCCGATCACTCACCGGACCCGACGCGCCAGGCTCATAGATGCGCTTGAAAGTGTAGCGTTCTTGGCTGGATAGAGAATCCCATGCCTCGGTAGCGTTCCACCGGCCCGCCTCCTCCATCCGCTGTGAAATGATGTGGGCCCCCTCTTCCACCGCCAAAGCAACCATGCGATCGGGATCCAAAATAGCCTGATCGTTGCCCTCTGCCACGATATCCCCGATGGAGACGAGCAACGTGCCATCCGAATCCACCGCAAGGCCACCAGACCCCAACTCCTCCTGCACAACTCGCATCGATGGGAAGGTGGCGCCCAATGTCCCAAGCGCCTTATTAACGTTCTCCGCTGCACGACGTGCGACAGTTAGCTTCTGTTCCGGCGTTCCGCCCTTCGAAACACGATTAACCGCCTCGAGGAACTGACCGGGAGGTATCGCCTCCACCTTCTGTGTTTCACGTGGAACAGCAGTCTCCGTTGATTTTTCAGAAACTTCTGGTTGAGCGGCTTGCTCAGATTGAGTGCCCTGCTCCTTGGCGCGAGCGATCAACTGCGAAACCTCCGCCTCGGTGCGTGGCATCAACGACTCAGCAGACGAAACCCCCTCGATCATCCAAGCCCGAGCCTTGTCGGTGATCACTTGAAAACCCTCCTCGTCTTTGACCATTTCGGTCCCGATCCGTTCCCCCACGACCGTGAGAGCCGCTTGTTCAGCTTCCGGCAGTTGGTTAACGTTTAACCCGTTAGCAATTCGAAGTAATCCCCGAGCAGCATCCCGATTAGAATCCTTAAGCTTCGCCGTCTCGGTTTCCACCTGCACCGGGTCAGATTCTGGGTCAAACTGAGGATCAAAATCCTGCATCGCCTCCACCTGATCCACTGCTTGCCGATTGACCTCCAACCAGCCTGAAAGTTTCGCCAACTCCTGTGCCGCAGTCTCGTCCTGCCCACCAGCTGCGTCGTATTCGGCGAGAAACGCCTTCACCTTGTCCGCACCACCGACCAGTTCGATCGCCGCCCGAGATCCAGGATCATCGATCATTGAAAGCACCTTCGCCCGGTTTACGGGAGCAGACTCCACCGCAATACCCGCCTCGGTCTTTGGCCCAGCTGCGATCAACGCACCACCACCACCGAGACCACCGCCGACAACCACAGCCTGCCCGACCGCTTCGCCCACGCCCTCGCTCAATTTGCGATCAGGATCGATACGCTGAACCTGAGAGTTTAACCCAACCCGCCCCAACCCTTCCTCGGCAGCTTCACTGAGCGCCTCAGTTGCCGCGGTAACACCCGCACCAGCGAGCCGGCCAGCAACTCCGGCCGCGCCAGCCTTGCCAGCCAAAACCTTCTCCAATGTCCCAAGCCCCGGAATCATCTGCGGGACACCCTGCGCCAGCATCGAAACACCAAATGCGATCGCACCCGAGCGGCGACCAATTGAGAGAGCCAAAGCCAGCTTTGCATCCTCGATCGACTCGCCAGACTCAACCGCAGCAGCAATCTCCGGCAGACCCATTGCGGCCTCGTCGCTCATTTCATGCAACGCCACCACCGCCTCGTCGTAGCCATCGCCGCCCACATCACCACCCTGCAGGGCCGCACCCACGCCGACCTGCGAGCCAACCGCCACAGCCGCAGCTAGACGCTTGGATGCCTTACCCGCTGCCGTCTTTAGTAAAAGTTTAGTCGCCGCCTTACCCGTAAGAGCCGCAGCACCACCAGCACCCGCCAGATTTGGCAACTGTTCAGCCAAGGCATTCGTAAACAGTTCAGGACTCGCCACGGTGGACTTAACATAGGCCAAAGCCTTCCCAAACCACCCATCGACCGAATCAATCGCATCCTTTCGCTCCGCCTCCCCCTTCTTTAAACCTGCTGAGACCTTCGCCCCCCAGTAGTCCATGCCGTGATCACCAAACTCGCTAACCACGTTGTCCATGTTGCCGGTAGTCAGCCCGTAAAGGTCGCCGGCCATCTTCAAAAGAGCATTGGACCCACGACCAAACGAAGCAACCAGATCACCAGCTCGACGACCAACCTCCCCAGTAAATGTTGGATCCTTCTCTGGCTGTGCGGCCGGTTTACCCTGCTTCACCGGAGCCTCGAAAGATTCGGGCACCCCGGCAACTTCCGCCGCCCTGCCATTAGCAATGACGGTATCCGCCACCTTAAAACCATAGTCCTGCTGGATCCGATCAATCTCCTTCAGAATAGGGTCATCCTTCGCAGACCGGCCCAACTTCTTCAAAACCGCCAGACGCTCGCCGCGCAAATCGGCATAATCCTCCAGCTTCGACTCGGCCACCCACACATCGCGCTCACTCTTCAGAGCCTCCATGCGTGCAGCACTGGCGCCAATACCCACCGCACCAGTTGACCAAGCAGACTCCAACTCACCGATCCCAGAAGTAATCTCCGTTGATTCGCTGTCAATTTTTTCGACCTGGGCCTGTAATCTCTTCGCCTCTGGGCTTAACCCCCTTGAAAACATCCCACCATCCGACCATTTACCCTGAGCTTTTAATTCCTGCTCTTGCTCACCCAGAGCCATGCGTTCCGCCCCCAACTGACTGATCCGCCCCTGTGCGTCTGCGATTTTCACATCGCTGGTTTCCTTTTCCTGATCAAGCAGCATGATCTGCCTATTGAGGGGAGCCAAAGCCGCCTTCTGAGCGTCACCTCGCCACGCTTTCCGGGCTTTTCGCGCCGAAATTGCGACGTCCGGATTTTTGGAACCGATTAAATCATCAACATGCCCAGCGTTTTCCTGCCCAGACTCTCCAAAATCATAGTAAAGATTCGGATCCTCCGCGTCTGCACCACGAACCATCGGAACCGCCTTGTGCTCTGTCTTGCCGCTCGTGCTCCGACGCCCCAGCGCCCACGAACCATCCTCGCGCTTGGTTTTCTTCCAATCGCCAGTCTTGTAGACCACTCCACCAGCCTCGTCACGATTCGGCCGCAGGATACCATCCTCACCCTTATAAAAATCAATTCCCTTCTGCCGAAACTGATCCTCCAGCTTCGCCATATTCGCGGTTTTGGTCGCCTTGGCTCGATCCGCCTCGCGCCGAACCCTTGCCGGATTACCAGCCGGCAAATCGTTTACCTTGTAACCACGCTGGCTAAAATCGCTGATATTCTCGCCAACCGGCTTCCTTGTTCCTCTTCCCGCGAACATACTAGGAGCACCACCACCAAGACGGTTCTCATCTTCTAATTGATCGTTTAAAGGCATAATCTGATTTTAGCGACTCGCGCCGCCTGAAGGTTGCGTAGTGAAGGCGTCCTTCTGTTGCTGCAGACCGAGTAGTTCTAACCTTAATTTCTTCAAGAGAGGATCGGTGCGCCCATTCGAAAAGTATGACCCACGGCTTTTCTCCCGTGCATTAATTCTTTCCCGCAAATCTGACATTTTAAAGTCCACCGATTCCGGCGTAACGTTCTCGGTTAACGGCTCCGGTCCAGACTTCATAAAGCTATCAGCAATCCCAGAAATTAACCGGTTTGTTGCGCCACCACCCGGACCACCCAGAGGATGTCCTGTGCCGGCAAATCCACCGCTGGGTGCCTTTGGCACAAACTCACTAGACGGCCCACCCTCCATCCTTTGAAAAGGAGACGGGCGCATCGATTGCGGCGAACGAAACGCCGAGTTCGACTCCGCCTCATCCATTGGGACCGGCGTCACCGGCGAAGCCTTCTGAACAAACGGATCACTTGGGCTTGAAAAAACAGAACCGCCCTCCGCAGACATAAACGGACTCGTTGGCTGCAAAGATGGCCCCGGTTCAGACGCTTTAGTAGGCGCAACCGGCTGTGCAGACTCAACAGGCGCGGCAGGCGGCGCGGCAGGACCAGAAGAAACACCAGATGGTCCCTTTGTCACCGTCTCACCATTGCGATCCTCGTATTGAACCGTCCCCTTGGGTAAAGAACTCCCACGCTCTACGCTCGCGCCCCTGTCTTTCTCCGCCTGGGTCAGTTGCATCGGAGTCCTAAGCACTTCAAACCCACGGCGATCCCCCGAAGCAAACCTTTCAAACGCCATGCGTCCACGCGCCATGTCCTGGCTGAACCTTTGCGGAGCCGGAGCCGCCGCAGATTGACTACCACCCACTGGATCAACAAATAATGCACCCTTAACCGCACCTCCCGCTTTTGCGGCCTGCTCCTCAGTATGCTTGCGCCGAGCCAGCGCTTGGACATCACCCGCGCTCAAAGCGTAACCACCAGCAGAACGCATATTAGCCTGCGCAAGGTCACCCCTCGGAGGATCAAGCACCGGACCTCCAAGCGGATCAGCCTGACGCCGCGCTTGAAAAGATGGTGCTCGTTCTACAATATCCGTCGACGCTCGTGCTGGAGACATTACTGCAGCCTGTTTCCTTTTTTGTTCTTCTTCTTCTTCTTGCTGAGAGAGGCGAGGCAAAGGGATCATGGCGGGAGATTTCGAGTTGTTCCGGTTTTATCGTGCCGGACATCCGCCTCGGGCCACGCGTATATTTAACCAATTACCACGACTACGTTGCTCTCGTGTCAACGTTGCACATAGCACAACTAGGAATACTGCGCCCGCCCATGCCGGCCATTTTCGCTACCTTTAGCCATATCCAGATCAGGAGGAAGCCGTCGAGCTTCCACGAGCTTGCTGTATTCGGTGGCGCTGTTGATGCAGGACAAGCCGATCGCCAGACTCAAAACATCATCATCATGGTGGCCCTCTTCCGCCTCACTTCGCCCCGAATCTTTCACGATAAAAGACTCACACTCAGAGATTGCCTGATCGTCCCAAATATCAAACCCCTCACCATCGCGGCCATGTTCTCGAATTGCGCGTGCCAGTGTCTCGATCGCCATCTCGCGCGTGCCACCATTTGACGAAGACCCGGTAGTCTTCCAGCCCAGCTGGCCGGTCACGCGACCCTCGCGCTGGTTGTAAACCTGACGCTCGTAGATCATGGCACCGCGCAGCTTCAGCAACTCGACCAAACCGCGATCCGCATTGATTTCCGGCACGATCATACAGCCCCCGATTCCGCCGTAGTAAACAGCCAATCGCCAAACCTGCTCTTCCAAAATGTCCACATCCCACCGACACGGCGGACGCAACCGAGCCACCACCGCAGGAGGAACCCAACCACGGCCATGCTCGAAATATCCCTGTCGAAGCACAAAAACACCGTGGCAATCCGGGTCCATTCCCGTCACCTGACTCGCCCCGGTCATCGTATCGGCACAAATAAGATAACGCCGGCCAACCCGAGGCTCTTCATAGCGGTAAAGCATCGCTTCCTCCCGACTCACTTCTCGCCAGACCGGACGCATGACTGCCGGATCCTGCACCTCGAGGACACCAGGACGCGGAGTTTTAACCCGCTTGCGTTGATAATTCAACCCGGCCGCGTTAAAACGACGTCGACCAGAACGAAGGAACGCCTTCTCCCACGACTCCGGGTAATCCTGATTGAACACCTCAACGTCCTTGTCGCACTCGTTATCGATCGACCAACGGCGCCAAGACAACTGCTCCCACGCGGTAAACGGTCCCGTTTTCTTGCCACCTGGCCCCATGATCGAATCCGAGCAACTCTTACCGATACGCATCACGCCCTTCTCGTCCCGATACCCGAACTCGTTCAATAAATCCTTCTCGCCGCGGTAACGCTCATCCTCGTCCAGTGTGTCCTCAATCGCCAGTTGCGCCTTAATCTTCAGCTTCGTCGCCGAGTCGTGAAACTCGAACCACGGTGCGAACACCCGCACAAAGTCACCCGGAGACAGCTCGCCACCGGCAAGGAACTCGTCGGCGTCCATTCCAAGCAACCATCTGTCGTAAAAGTCACCTGATGCCCCCTTAGCCGTGGTCTCGAGGATGGCAAGCGTTCCGGCCAATGGGGGAACACACTTCAGCAGTCCCGCCATCACCTTCTTCGCGTCCTTCACTCCCTCACTAGCCCAACGAGCCACCTCAGTGCCCAGCAACGTCTGGAACGTCCCCGAACGGCCCGCCTCTCCATCACCCGCGGTCTCTTGAATCAACCGGCTCCCGTTAGACCATCGGCCAACCTCTGTATTGATCTCTCCCTCATTCCCCCAAGGGAAGGTGTCGAGCGTCTGATAATTGCGCATAATATCAAGCGCGTTCTGAGTCTGCGAATACTGAGCTCCGATCACACAGGCCGAGGTTCGCCGCTTCCGTAAATCGTGGTAAATCTCCGCCGCCGAATAAGTCGTGCTCCCCTTCTGCCGTGGTTTCAGCGTGAGGATCCGACACGGTAGCTCGCGCGAATGACACTCACGCCGCACGTCCGCGATCTTCGCCTGCAAGTAGTTTGCCACCGGTTCCGCCACCTCGCCTGCCTTGTTCACAATCCGGCCAAATGCCTCCCACCACGCTGCGGTATCCTCGCGAAATATCTGCTGAAGTAGCGCCTCTTCGTTTTCTGCCATTCGTTGTTTATCTTTCAGTGTTGATTCTGAATCAACTTTTTACTTGCCGACCTAGACCCATCCTTACATCGGTAAAAGCGCGATCGACGTGTGCGCGTCTTAACCACTTTTCTACCTTCACGGGAGAAATCATCAGGAGGCCCGAGCTGCGCACACGGCTCGGGCCTCTCTGTTTTTACGGCAGGGAGAACAAAAAACCTCTCTACTTTATGGCAAAAACAACCCCTCCCAATCTTCCACGAGGATGGATCGGCGTCGACCTAGACGCGACCCTAGCCCACTACGACCACTGGCGAGGTATCGACCACATCGGTAAACCCATCCCTGCGATGGTCGAACGAGTCCAAGGGTGGATAGCCCAAGGCATAAACGTCAGGATCATGACGGCCCGCGTTTACCCACTGCCCGTCACTCACACCTGCGACGGCATCAACCTCAATAGCGCAAATTTAACTGACCGAGAAAAAGAGGCATACAAGGCGGCCCACTTTATCTTTCTGTGGTGCGAGGAACACATTGGCGATCGCCTCCCAGTAACCTGCCAAAAAGACCTCTCGATGGTCAGCCTATGGGACGACCGAGCAGTGCAAGTCGAACCGAACACCGGACGACGCATCGACGGACTAGGCAACCAACCCACCTGAACGATGAACCTCCCAGACAAAGACGGCTGGCAAGTTGTCAGCTTCGCTGCCGACTGCGGAATTGATCCCGCCGATGGCGAATTTAATCCCAACTGCTCCATATGCGGAGACGAATACACCAACTGCAACTGCCCCGGCCCCGGCCCCACCCAAGACGGATACGAATACAAGTTGGTCGATGACGTCATGATGGCGCGGAATCTGGAATCTAGACTCAAGGCGCTCGCCAAAACAGCCAAGTCCACCGGTAACCTTGCCCTTCAAACCGACACAGGACTGTGCCTCGCCGTTTGCTCACAAGAGCCAAACACAATCTACGAATACGCCCTCCACGAAATGGGGATACGCACGACGATCAACATCACCGATGATGCCCTATACATCGCCACAAAAGAGCAGCACGGAACCAACGCCATCACCCGAGCCATACGCGGCTCATTTTCCTACGTGATGGCCTCCAACAGCACCGGCAAACAGGCGATCAAAATCTACATCCCCAAACTATTCAACCACCCCAAATCCATAGAACCATGAAGCTAACCAAACAAGAAATTATCCGGATCAAAATAGGCACCCAAGCCGGATGGACCCGCATAGTCGAACGACATCACTCGAACATAGATGCAAAGCTCTACTATAA